GGGTTTTACTGTTGGGTATACCAGATAGGCCGCGAAGCCGTCAGCGCCTTGCTGAACGATTTGGAGCCTATGGCTCTGCAGAATTTCTGTGATTTGTCTCATGGTATTCCTCCTCCTTCTTTAGCTCCTTCTTTGCTGTTATCAGGAGCCGTGTCTCGATGCACTTGTCATAGGAGCTGCCTTCCCAGCTTCATGAGCAGCTCTCTGAAAACGGGGAGGTCGCCGTTGTTGCTGTATCCGAGTCCGTATGTGTAAATCCGGCAATCTCCGCAGTTGTGTGCTTGGTACCCGTTCTTGTATCTGACGGCTTCGTCTCTGATCAGGAAGAAGGCGACGGGACGGTATGTGTCGATGCTGCGTCCTCTCTGGGCGTTGATTCCGTATGCCTCGCAGTATGATTCGCCGTCTGTGATCCAGACGTCGTTCACGTCCTCGTATCCGACTTCATCGTATGGCGGGATTTCTTTGCCGCTCTCTCTCAGGTCCTTGATCATGGCGTCAAGGTCTTTGTAAATCTTGTAGTCGTTGTCTTCGCACAGCCATTCATCTCCGTCGCCCTGTGAAAAGTATTGCTCTTTTCTCTCTACGACGTGAATGGGCGTTCTGGTTCCGACGTTGCCTTCGGCTCCTTCGTATTGCTTCTCTGCAAATTCCGCGAGGTACTTTACCTCTTGCTCGGTCAGCTCTATGCTGACGGTGTTCTTGGCTTCGTTCATTTTGCTCTTTCCTCCTCTTTTGGTGAAGTCGCTATCCTTAGCTTCTTCTCTGGGTATTTATTCTGCATGTAAGCAAGCATCCCATCGGCTGCTTCTTTTCCTCTCATTGTAGCCAGTGTTTCGTTCGTCTTCGTGTCCTTTATGTTAAATGCTATCGGTCTGGTTAGCTCGTAGTCTTCGGTTTCCTTTATCGTCAACGGCCACTCGTACTCTACCCATCCCCACGCTGGGCGGCCTATTTCTTCGACGTGTTCCCGGCTGTCAAATGATTTCAGGTTGACCGGCCTCCCCGGGAAGGTCCCGGGTGCCGGTGGTCTTTGCGTGAGGTAGTATCTGATCATGCTTGCTCCCTCCTTTTTGCTGATCCAGTTTTCCTTTGCTTGCCTGCATGCGTCCAGCGTGGGCCTTACGCAGGAGAATAGCTCTCCGTCGGTGTGTCTGTAGTCGTACTGTACTGCCTTCTTCCGGGTTACGCTGCTTTTGAATGTCTCGTGCTGCTCTTGGCCGTTGGCCAGGCTCTTTGGGTTTAGCATTCGCCTTCCTCCTCTCCGTCGGTGTCCATCGTCTCAAAGTCGCGGCTTGTAATGTTGCCGTAGGTGTAACCTTTGTCGTGGCTGGTATAGATCTCCGTGTCCTCGTCGTATTCGCTTAAGATTTCGATTAGCTCTCCAACCGTGATGGTCTTGTTGCATTGGTCCGGGCTGTAGCCGTTTCTCCTGGTGTCCATTATTAAAATCTCTTTCATAGTTCCTCCTCCCTTAATTTTCGATTTCGTCTTTGCTGGTCGCCAGCCGCTTGGCCAGCTTTTCGAACGTTCCGGTCTCTACCGTCTTGCCCTCAATGGTCAGGGTGTAGGTGCTGTTGTAGTTGTTTATCTCGAGCGTTACGCGGTTGTCTGCGTCGTCTACCGTGTTTATAAAGGTCTTTGCCATTTTCTCTCCTCCTTGTTTGTTCGCTACGCTCATTATAAACCGCCATCGGTTAATAAGTCAATACTATTTTCTCAAATTCCGAGATTTATTTTTCCGCGCTCTCATTTTCCGAGTTTTGGGCAATAAAAAAAGCCCCAGAGAACAATGTCCCTGGGGCGTCCGATCGGTTTCGGTGTATTAGGCTTCCGCCTCTATGGCGGGTTCCAGTAAAGCGTAGCCAGTGGCAAACGTCTTTTGTTCCTTGACGGTCTGTTCTATTTTTGTGTCGAGCCACAGCGTGATATCGCCGTATAGAGCGGCGATCATCTGCTTTGCCTCCTCAGTCAAAAGCTGCATGGCCACGCCTTTCGCTGTGTTAAAGGCCTGCTCCTGCGCTTCCTTGGTGAACTTGCCCTGTTCCTTCAAGGTGTCTACATATGTTTGCGCTGTGTAGGTTACCGCCTGCAAGACTGCGTCTGTAGCCTCCTGCAGATATGTCCTGATTAGTTCATTATCCAGCCTGGTAGCTGTATGCTCGGCCCTCGCCTTTAGGTATTTCACAAGATAGGCCACTAAAACCGGTATTGCTGGTATAACCACCACCTGGATCAGTGTGGTTAGCAATTCGTTCACTTATTGGTCCTCCTCCCTTTGCCTTATTTTGGCCTGAGCCAACTCCTTCACGATTTGGATAAAGCCCATCACGATCAGTTCCCCTACCATGATCGTGAACCATCTCTCGACGAGAACCGTAGCAACACTTTCCCAGTCCTTTATCCAAACAAAAATACCCATGACAATGGTAAAAATAAAGGTGCTGACAAAAACGGCCTGCACCATAAAATCCAGAAAACCTATTGCTTTGTCAACGTTTTTCATTTTTTCTCTGCCAACCTGCGGATCACAATGGCCAGCTCCTGCCTGGTTATGTTGTCCTTCGGTCGTGTCCCGTCCAAGAACCCTTCCTTTTTGGCCCAATCCCAATCCTTCTTCGCCCATGCATCCGGTGTGTTTTTGTCAGCCATAACTGCACCTCCTAAATGTTTTTTTACCTCAGCTCTAAAGGTGTCCATGTTCTTTCCATGTTTCGGGAACCAGTGCATCACATCCCCGTGATTGCTGGCGATGCCCTGCTTATATCCCTCGCTGTGACAAATGATGTTTTTTTCGGTGAGGTGGAATTCCTTGCAGAGATGGGCGCAAAGCTCCACGGCCTCCTGGTATACCTTGTCAAAATAAGCGCGGTCTGTCAGGCCGTCTTCGCAAATCTCAAAACCGATATAACCGTTGTTGTTCGCGTTCTTGCTTGATCCAAGCGAGCCGCTGCCGCTGTGCCAGCCTACCATGTCCCAGGGTAGGGTCTGGTATGTCCTGACTTCTCCGTTTTTGTCTTTCCCGATGAAGGCATGGACGCATATGCTCCTGCCTCCGGGCATTGGCTGGTTCCAGTGGTTATTGTACGGATTGGTTCCGAGTATGCCGTCGTCCGGTCCGACGTATCTGCTTAACTTCGGGTTGTTCGCTCCGGTGCTATGCACCATGATTCCTTTGACGGTGTGCTTCTTTCCCGATTTGTAGCAGTTATTCTGTGTTAAAAGCAATGTTGTTAGCTTCATTGGTTTTTTCCTCCTTACCAGAAAAACTTTAATTCCCATAGTTCCCGGGGTCGTCCTCTGGGTTTACCGTTCCTTCGGTGAGCCCTTGCGACGCCAGGTAGTGGGGTATCTTGATCTCGTTCTCCTTCTGTGCCTTCCGGTAATAAAAACCGGTTGCCGTTGCGAGCTCCGCAAACACCGAGGGGATTTGGTTTTTTCAGGCTCCGACTTGCTATTTGCTTTCGTGCCTTTCGGCTAATTCTTCCCACTTTATCGCTCCTCTCTGCCGTTATGTCCTTCCAGACGGTTTATGCGTAGGTGGGCCTGCTTTGCTGACGCCTCGACCGTTGAAAGTCTTTCGACCATGTCTGTGTATTTTTCGTCTTGCTTCTCCTGTTTGCGCTTGATGTCGTCGATCCCGCTCTTGATGTAGCCGATCTCCGTAAAAAGCGTGCCAGTCTCTTTGCCTTCGTTGCTGTCGTCTGCCTTCTGGTTGCGTTTATATGTTGCGTATCCGAACATAATCGCAGCAAGCCCACCTACGACGCCTATTACTGTTGTTAAGGCTGCTATCTCTGTCATGTCTCCTCCTTTCCGATGGACTGCCTGTCGGCGTCGTCCGCTTCTCGCAGTCTCTCCATCGCCTCTTTGTAAATTCTGTTTAGCCTTTGTCTTAGGCCGTGACTGTTGCAATGGCTTAATACGCCTCTGTATGAAGCGATTACCCTGTCGAATTCCTCCCGGGTTATCTCTCCCGCTGCCAGCTGCAGCGATAGGGTCTTTGTCCTGCGCATGATCCTGTATGCCGTTGACTTCTTTAGCTTCCTGTGCGTGGCGTATATTCTGTAGCCTACAAAATCGACGCCCAGGGCTACCGGCCTGATCGCGGTCTTCTTGTTAAAGTCAAGCTGTAAGTTGTCTCTTAAAAAGTCCGCTATCTCGTCACGGAAGTTCGCCAGCTCCGCTTTGTCCTGGTGC